GAAGAGGGAATTCCAAGGAGCAATATAGTGATAGATGAGGACGGGGTTGGGGGGGGAGTAGTGGATCAATTGAAGGGGTGTAGGGGATTTGTGAATAATGCAAGAGCAATTAATTTGAGCAAGAATCCATTGAAGCAGAATTATGCTAATATGAAAACCCAGTGCTATTTTAAGTTATCTGAGGAGATTAAGAAACACGAAATTGGATGTTATTCAGAGATTAAGATAGAGTGGAAAAAGGCAATTACAGAGGATTTGGAACAGATTAAGTGGAAGGATCCAGATAAGGATGGAAAAATAGGTATAACAACAAAGGAACAAATAAAGGAGAATATAGGAAGAAGTCCAGACTTTGGGGACGCTATTATGATGAGGATGATTTATGAGGTAGGAATGGGGTATAAGCCATATATCGCTGGTTGAGTATATACTGATTAAATCAATATATTTAAAGTATATTTCTTTATGGATTTTATGAAAAAGCAAGGAAAAAAAGGATATCTTTCTGTTTCAGAGAAACAAAAGACAGAGCATTTGAAAGAAGCATATAAGGGAGAAGTGCAAGACGATGAAGTTAGATTTCCAAAGAAGTTAGGGGTAGCGCACCCATTTGATTTTAAGGAAATGGAAGATTTGTATAATTCGCATCCATTACCTAAGGGAGTAGTGGATAAACATATAGATTTTGTTATTGCAGATTTTAATGTAAAGGCAAAGGATAAGAAATCGCAGACACTCATAGATTCTTTTATTAAGGACACAAATTTTCAAGTATTTTTAAGAAGGTGGTTGAAACCAGCACTAATTACTGGGAATGGTTTTGCAGAAATAGATTTGAGAGAGCAAGACATTAGGGTTTTAGATCCAAAGACAATGTATGTTGTTAGAGATAAAAAAGGAAATGTTAAGGGATATAATCAGTATTTGGGAGATATGGCGAAGTTTGGGCAGAACAAAAGAAATGAGCCAATTCCATTTAGGCCAAACCAAATAGCACATTTGAAGTTTAATACTTTATCAGACGAGGCATATGGTTGGGGAACATTATATCCTTCTAGGATAATGTTGGATTTAATGATTAAGAATGAGCTGGATGCACAGAAGTTAGTTGAGAGAAAAGCAGGAGCACCTTATCACGTTAAGGTGGGAATTCCAGGAGAGGCAGTTAATTCAGAGGACATTGATGATTTTAATGAGAAGTTAGAGTATTTGAATAATAGAACAGAGTGGGTAACAGATGCCAATGTTCAAATAGAGAAATTGGATTTCGGAGATTTAGGTAAGAATTTTACTTCTGTTTTGGAGCACGATTTTAGGACATTAATTGCTGGATATCAAGTTCCAGAGGTTTTATTGGGAAGCGGACAATTGAATGAAGGAATTGGACAAGTTCAGACAGAAGGATGGAAAAGAAGAATAAAGAGTTTGCAAGAAGAAACAGAAAAAGAAATGGAAGAGAAGATATTTAGGCCACTATTGATTGCAAATGGTTTGGATTCAAGCATTGAAGTTATTTGGGAATTGCCAAGTGAGGAAGAAAAGAACAAGAGAATAGAGCAACTTTCAAAGGTTTTAGGACCAACAACAATGATATCAGAAAATATGAGAAGGTTGGTAGAGAGACAACTTGCTGAAACTTTAGATTTTGAAGATTATGAGAAGTATCTTGCAGAGCCAGATATGGAATTGAAAGACCCAATGGCAGAGGCAGAAATGAAAGCAGAAAAGAATGCAAAGACAAATCCAGAAAGAGAAGAAGAAGAAACAAAAATAGAACAGCCAGAAGTTCCAGGAGAAAAACCAAATGCAAATGAGAAAGCAGGAATAATGTGTGGGTGTGGATGTGGGCAGCAATTAGAGGAATCACATACTGCGGATATTTCAGTGAAGGATTGGGTAGGATTGAAAGAGCTTAAAGGATTTAATTTTACAGATTATTTGGCGAATATATTGCAGAGATTGAATACAGATAAGTTTCCTCAGTTATTGGCAGTTACAGAAAAAGATTTGGAGTTGGGATTATTGCCGAAGAAAGAGATAGAGAAGTTAAGAGTTATTATGAGAGAAGCATTTTTGAAAAATAAAACAATTAGAGAAATACAGGCAGATATAGAGAGATTTATGGCACTTCCAGACAGATATGTTGAGAAGGACGGAGAAAAGGTATTGCAAGCAGCAAAAGAAAGCAGAGCAAATGCAATAGCAAGAACAGAGACAGTAAGGATAGCAAATAGGGGATTATTAAAGACCTATGCAGATTCTGGAGTGAGTAAAGTAAGATTTCTAGCAGCAGTAAGTGAAAGAACTTGCCCAGAATGTAATTTATTGAACGGACAAGTATTTGATTTAAAGGAGGCACAACAAATTATCCCAGTGCATACCTCTTGTAGATGTACTTGGATTAGTGTTTTAGAATAATGCACATAATACAGACAGGATATAATAAGTTTGACCCTTTTTTATTTATGGTGTGGAGGGCAACAAAATGAATGCAAAATGCGAAAAGTGTGGAGCAAAACCAGAGCCAGGAGTATGCTTGATGCTGGTTGGAGATTTAGTGATATGTGGAGAATGTTATCATAAGATAATGGAGAAACAAAATGAATTAAGAAGGGAGAAATGGATAAATGGTAACTATTAATGTTCCAGGAATGAAAAAGAGATTTTCAGTAGCAAAGCATAGCGGAGATTTTGAGATGTATGCAGATTATAATTCTGATGCATTGGACAAAGAGAGTGTTCCAGTGATAGGAAAGTGGACAGATAATTTATTGCACGGAGAAACAACAAGTGGAGGAATTCCAACGCAACAACAAATAGGACAGATTATGCCGAATGAATTGCAGGGAACAGAGGCAGGATATGCTGGTGGAGAATTGCCGAATCTGAATGAAGTGGGGCGAAATGCGAATGTTTTTAGAAGAAGAAAAAGGGTTTTATGTGTGGACGTTCCAGAATATTCAAGAAGTGTTTGCCCGAAGTAAATTTTTTATGGTATATACTGGTTGAATCAATATTTAAATACATAATTAGTTTAATTAAATCAGGATGCCAATTCCAAAACCAAGGACCGGAGAAAAGGAAGGAAATTTTATTAGTCGATGTATTGGTTTTGTTAAGGGAGAGGATCCAAATATGGATGCAAAACAAGCATCAGCAATATGTTATAATCAATGGAGAGAAAGCAAACAAATGGCAAATATTGAATTAAAGTGGAATGAGAAGATTGAAGAATTTGCACAAGGAGAAAAGAGTTTTTTAATTAAGGGGGTTGCAATAAGCGCAACAGAGACTTCTAATGGACATACTTTTGTAGATGAGGAATTAGAGAAATCAGCACAGAGTTTGGTTGGAAGACCATTATTGAAAGACCATCAAAATACAGTAGAGAGTATTGTTGGGAAAGTAAAGAGCGCCAATTTTAATCAGATGACTGGTTCAGTTGATTTTGAAGCAATAGTTATTGATAAAAAGATGCAAGAGATGATTAATCAAGGTTTATTGGATAGTGTTAGTATCGGGGCGGCAGTGAGAGAAATTGAAGAAACAGAAGAAGGAAAAATGATTCCAAGGGGAATTCAATTTAAAGAATTAAGTTTGGTTGCTTGTCCAGCAGATGACAATGCGACATTTACAATTGCAATACAACAGGCCTGGAAGAGTAAATTAGAAGAAGCAAGAGAAAAGGCCATATCACAATCACGTAACAGTGAAAGACAAGTGAAAGGAGGAGACGAAATGATGGCAGAAGAGCAAGAAGCTAAAGAAGAACCACAAGAGGAGAAACAAGAGGAAACTCAAGAAGAACCTCAAGAGGAAGCGCAAGAAGCAAAAGAGGAACCAAAGGAAGAAGCAGAAGCCGAACCACAAGAGGATCCTCAAAAAGCCGAAGAGAAACAAAGACTTCTTATTAGAGAGGAAATGAAAAAAGTACTTAAAGAACAAGAAGCTGAAGAACCAAAAGAGGAAGAAGATTCTGATGAAGAGGAAGATTCAGAAGATGTTTCTGAAGGATTTGCTTTAAAGGAAACCTATGGAAGTAGGGGTCACGCTCTAACCGTCGTGAGGGCTAAATACTAAAGATGGCAAGTAATTCATTAGGATATGTTACCGTTGGAGGTGGCGAAGAGCCAAGAGCACTTACAACATTTGCATTAGAGACTATTTCAGGTGGACAATTCGTTGTTATATCTGGAGCATTTAATGCAGTCGGTTCTCAAACAGCAAGCTTTGCAACAAGCGATCTTAAATCTGCATTAGTTACAGACTCTGAAAGAGTTAATGGTATAGCTATGAACACAGCAACATCTGGTAACAAAGTTACAGTAGTTAGATGTGCAGATGTTATAGTTACTGCATTAGGATCAGTACTTCAAGGAACAGCTGTTGAAGCTGTAAATCACGAAGGAGTTAGATCCATTTCTTCTGGTACAGTACCAACAGGATTATATACAGTAATTCCAGGGAACAAACCAATAGGAAGAGCATTAACTGCAGCAGGTTCAGAAAACTATGCATTAATCGGTCTAAACTTATAAGATGAAATACATCAAACAATGGTTAACAACAGATAAGGGAACAGCAGGAACTTTATTAATTCCTAAGCTTATTATGTCGACTCTTATCAAAGAAGTAGATAAAAATTTACTTCCTAGAGAATTGGCAGCACAAGTTTGGGGCCCAGATATGATTCAGGGTTCAAGTTTCAGTGTGAACTTAGATACACCTAACACAATGGATGTAAGGGAAATTGCAGAAGGAGCAGAAGTCCATTTAGATTCAGCAGATTATGAAAGTGTTACATATACTCCAAAGAAGTATGGTGTAGCAATTAGAATAACTAGAGAATTTATGGAGGATGCACAATTCCCAATCTTGCAAGGACAAATTGCAACAGCAGGAAAGAGATTCGCTGAAAAAGAAACTGAATTGATTGTTACTGCGCTAGATGGTGCAGGAACTACAGTAGCAGGTGGAGCAGCTATAACACTAGCAAATATTACAGAAGCTATGCAAGGACTTGAAGACAATGATTATAATCCAACAGATATGATCGTTGGTAACGAAGTTTTAACAGATATGAGAAATATCGATGTATTCGTTGAAGCACAAAAAGCTGGCGATACAGAAATGTTAAGCAGAGGATTCAAGGGAATTGTATATGGTATGAATGTTGTTAGAGTTTCAACAAACGCACTACCAAGTTCAACATATGCTAAGTATGCTTATATTATAGACAGATCACAAGCTTATGGTTTGGCTATAAAAAGAGACTTAACAGTAGAGAACTTTGACTTACCTACATATGATATGCAGGGAGCAGCGCTAACTTGGAGATTTGACGTTCAGTTATTGAGAAGCAACGCTGTGGCAAAGATTACCACAAGTTAGGTATAGATTTATTTTTTTATTTTTTTATTTTTTGAATTTTCCTCGATGAGAGTAGAGGTAAAAACACTCTTAAGTAAAATGGAGAAAAACAAATGGCTGTTACAACAACAGGAAGCACAGTGCAGGGCACCGTAAAAGGGATGGCTCATCACCTGAATCTATCAGGTAATTCTGTAGCTGAGACTATAACGTTTATTACTGGGGATCCAGATGGCGTTGTTACATCAACAACAGGAAGTGATGTTGCATATGACGGAGCAAACGGACAATATTATATGTCGCAGGGTGCTAATGGCAGTGCGTGGATTAAATTAGGAAGCGTAAGTTAGGGGGGTAAAAAATGAGCCTGGAAACAATAGGTAGTATAGCCACCCATATCGCAGAAAGTTTCGTGTTACCAGTAGGTATAAGCGGAAATCTTGTTGAAACTGTGGACGCCAACAGAATTTTAGTTGAAAATTTTACAGGAGATAATATTGGTTCTAATTCTATAAGTGAAAAATATCAGCACGCAATTTTAAATTATTCTAAGGCAGACGTTATTGATATGACCTTTGCACAAGGAACTACCGTGTCGATTTCTGGAACAAGCAATGTTGTAGAAGGAAATACATCAAGCTTTGAAACTCTAAGGTTGGAAGGATTAGAGGTTTCAGAAGGGAAAGGGGGCGCAGTAATATCTGTGTCACAAGCACTGGGAGGTTTGTCAAAGGATTCGTCAAAATTGCTAAGACAAATGGCAGATAATTCACTTAAATATATTGGTCGAAAGGTTAGATTCGGCAAAACTTTGGTATGAGCGTAGGAACAGATTTACAAGCAGGATTTGATAGAATTTTACAGAAAGCATCTAAAATTTGTAGATTTAGGTATTATGACCAAACAATAGGGAGTGTTTGGGATGATGATGTAAGTTTGACAGAGTCCGTAAATGGAGATATTAATGTTTATGGAAATGGGTCTCCAGCAACAGCTATCGGAGATTATAATGAAAGTGGGACATATAATGGACAGCCAGTTTATGTTAATAGTGGGACAGGATATTGGTGGATAATGAGATATATGCCGTTTGTTTTGGCAGGAGTTGGGGGTTCTTCTTATGTTATAGCACAGGGACCAGAGAATATTATTGACAATCCAGCTTGGGTTAGAATTCCAAGCGGGACTTCTACACAGACAGGAGTATATGGGGTTTTTGCAAGTGGAGATTCCTCTACTTTTTCAACTGGTTCTTTAATAGCAGGAAGCGGAGGATGGGTTAGTGGAATTGTTTTGCCAGTAAGCCAACAAGAAGGAACAACAGATTTTTTATTACAGGAGCAAGGAAAAGTGAAACCTTCGGATCAGAAGTTATTTGTTAGCGGAGGAATTACTTTTGCAGAGGGAGCAACGCAATTAAAGATACAACTTGGAAGCCCAACAGGGGAACAATATTATGTTATTCCAGATGGAGTTATTAAGCACGAAGTAGAGAACACATCAATATTTAAGAAAGCCTATATAAGAAGATTAGAGAATGGAAGTTTTATAGGAGAGAGTTAAATGATAAGCGCACTAATTTTTTTAGTGTTGTGGGAATTATTATAAGATGGTTATCAAAGTGGATGTATTCGGAGAGAAAGAAGTAAAGAGTTTTTTAAAGACAAAGGAGAAGAATGTCGTGAAGTTAGAACAGCAAGGATTAAAGAATGCGGCACTTTTTATGCAAGGAGAAGTGAAAGCAAGTATTGCAGGGCAAAGAGCAGAACCCACAAGCGTTGATACAGGAAGATTTCTTAATAGTGTGGATTTTCAAGTTGGAAAAGACGATGCCGTTGTTTATACTGATTTGGAATATCCCAAGTTTTTAGAGTATGGAACAAGCAAATTAATTCCTAGAAAGCATTTTCAGAATAGTAAAGCAAGAAACCAAAGTAAAGCAATTGGGATTGTAGAAAGCGAGATCAAAAAAGTTTGAGTATATACTATAATAATCAATATTTAAATACATAATTTAATTATAAAGATTGGGTATACCCAGCGGCCACCAAGCGAGGGGTCAAGGAGTCAAGCGAGACAATGGTAGAAAGCGCAACATTTGTAAGAGACACGTTATTTTTTATAAAGAATGATTTAAGTAGTAACATCACCGACCCTATTTCTAGTTCAAGAGCATCAAATTCAAGGTTTGTGATGACAAGTTATCCACAGAGAGAGGCGCAATATCCATTGATTACAGTGAAGATTCCAAATTATAATGCTATTAGAGCAGGAATGCAAGTTGACCATATGGATATGGAAATGACCGTAGAGGTGAGAATTTGGGCAAGAAACGTTAAGGAAAGAGACGAATTATTTGAAGATGTTTTTAATAGGCTGAGGCAAATACAATTTACTGCTGGGGGAAGTGTGGAAGCAGAATTGCACGATTTTAATATGCCGAGTGCAGTGGAGATTGACGAAGAAGGAGACCAAGGGATTAAGTCGAAAGTTATTGAAATAAATTATAAGTTTTATAATCTTTAAGGAGGATAAAAATGTCAGATAGAGACGAACAAAGAGAGGAAGAGAAAAAAGAAGAAAAAGAAGAACCAAAAAAGAAAATAAAAAAGGAATTCAATTAAATTTGTAAGGAGGAACAATGACAAGATTCCATAGTGACCAGAACAAAGTTGTAATGCTATATGAAAGCGGTACTTATGGTAGCGCTGGCTCGATAGCAGGAGGACATTGGATTGGAGAAGTTACAGACAATTCTGTTACAGACGAAGAGAATTATTTAACAGATATATTCTTGGGAGATGCAAGCAGATCTGTCGGAAGATATGAAAGAGGACCAAGAGATGCAACAGGAACAATAACTTATCATCCAGTAGATATGAACTTAGTGGCTCACGCAATAGGATCAGTTTATGAGGGGTCTGGAACAACTTTTACACATATTTCAACAGAAGTAGGAACAGATGTTAACCAAAATCCATTTACAAGCGGAACAGGGCAAGACTTTAATACGCCTTATAGTTTTGGACTTGAAGACTCAAAGCAATCTCCTGGAACAGGAAAGAACTTTGTGAGAACAATAAGGGGCTGTGTTGCAAATACAGTGAACATTACTGCATCACAAGGAGAAAAGGTTTCAGTTGAATTGGAATGGACAGGGCAAACATTAGATTTCAGGTCTGGTGCAACAACAAGTGTGACAGTAGCAAATCAAAGGCCATACCTTTGGAGTGATTGTAGTTTAACTCTTGCTGGAAGTTCAATAGACACAGCAAAAGAAGTTGGATTATCAATTAACCAGAATGTAGAAGGACCACATTATTTGAACGGATCAAGAGATATTGGAGAACCATATATGGGCAATAGAGAATACACATTAAGTGTAACTGCCGATATGGATGTTAATGATGCTCAGTTCTTATATAATCAATATTATAAGGGCGGAAGTACATTGAACTGGGTTTTCGATATGAATGCAGACACCACAGGATCACAACACGCAACATTTGTAGTATCTGGCGCAAGAATAACATCTATGGACATTCCATCTCCAGCTGAAGGA